CAGCTAATGCCATATCATCTTGTCTAGTTCTCCTAGCCTGATTATTAAGTTTTAATACTGAGTTTTGATACTCAGCTTGCCACACTTGAAGTGTATTCCAATCTTTCATATACATTGTAGCTTCTACCATGCATCCTGCAAAGAGAGCTTCATAACAATAATCACTAAAATAGTTTTGGGTGGTTACACTTGTACCTGTAGCAGAAGCTAGAGGTAGTGGCTGAGATTGGGATTGTACCTCTACAGTCAGTGCCGATACTGGTGTAGGTACAATCTTAATACTTGAATTATTTTTTCTTGAATAATATCTGGGTGTACCTGTTGATGCACTAACAGGCCAATAGTCATTTGCATATTCTATTGTTCTGGGAAGTAAATTAGTTATTGTTGTTCCTGTACTTACTTTAAAGTTTACATTACGAACAATACGAACTCTATCATTTAAAGATACAGTTCCAGCATTGCCAGATGATACAGATATGTTTGTATATTCATCCAGACCAAAGTCATCCAGATCTTTAATCATACGAAATTCGGTTTTCTTTACAAAAGCAGAAACTTGGCTTGCAAATTCTGTAGAGTCGTTTTCAGTCGTATTAATTAAGTCTGTCTTTAAGTAAGAAAAATTAGGCATACTAACCTACAAAAGCTGTAAGAACACAACCATCTGTAGGACCAGATACACTAACAACACCATAGACAGGAACACCAAGTTCTCCCATATAAATATCTGTTGCTTCGTTAGCTGCTACTTGAAACTTAATAGCTGTACCTTCTGCTGTTTTATTAGTAATCTGTCTTTGTCCTTTTATAGAATATGATCCAGCAGCAGTTGCTAAAGCATGAACAGCTAATATACGAGTTACAGATGGATTATTACCATCGGCTGTTCCGTTATCTCCAACAGTTGCATCATTTTCTACAAACGTAAGAACAGCATCACCAGTTGCTATTGCTGCTTTAATATTTGTACTCATGATCTCTCCTTATAGTAGTAGGGAAGTAGCCGAAGCTACTCCCCCACATTTAGTCTTAAGTTCCTGCACTACCGAAGAAACCTCTCCAATCTGAGACACCGAAACTATATCGTTCCCTTGCCTTAAATCGAAGATTACCAGTATCAAAGTCAGGTTCCATCTTAGTTTGAAGAGGTGAACGTACAAACATTTTAGTTCCGTTTGGTACGTCAGTCTTAATAAAATAAGATGTAGTATCTGTAAACCTTCTATTGATATGATATCCTTCAGGTAACATTCCCATATGACGAGTAGCATTAATTGCATTCGTATTTGGATTAGCAGCAGCAGCACTTGTTTGAGTGTTGCCGGGGCTAGATAAAATACGATCTGCAATAGCCCATGAGTCAACAGGGATATGCAATGAAACAGCACTTGCACCAATTAGAATACCTCGATCATCTTTGATCTTTTGTACATTGGTTAATGCAGTTTCAAGAGTTGCTTCTGATAGATCAGCAGCAGCCATTAGGTTGCTCTGGTTTCCAGCAGAAATTGTTGGATGTGCAGCAGAGAAGAAAGCAGCACTATCACCAATAGTATCAGAGAAACCATTGTTGAATAGATTTGCAGCTTTAACCTGTTTTGTATTTGCCATTGCTCTAGCAAGACCTTTTGCACGAAGTTTAGCAAAGGTATCATAAAGATTATCTTCCATTGCTTCTTCAGTGATTGCAAAAGCCAAAGCCACAGTTTCAGCAGTATAACGTGCTGTGTAGCTTTCTTGAGCATCGTCATACGAAACAGCAGCACCTTCACCTTTGGTTGGGGCAGAGCCGAAACCTGTGAATAGTACTTCTTCTTCAAATGCACGATCTGAATTTTCTACCTCGAAGAGGACTTTATGTTCGTCATCCACTTCTCCATACTCCATACCGAATACAGCATTTAAGCCCGGCAGGAGTTCTTTACTAATACTAGCTCTATTAATAGCCATGATTAATTCCTCCTATTAAGCTGTTGATGCCGTAGCCGTTACATAACGGTCACGGTGAGTATTAAGATAAACTTCTACGATTGGATATGCATCCCCATCACCTTCGTCAGGGAAAGCAGCCCTAGCAATACCTCGAACAGCAGCAACAGCTTCTGTACCAGATGCACCATCAAGATAGTAACTAGATTGTCCAGTTGTAGTACTTCCAGAGGATGCTGTTGAGCTAACCGTTACATTATAGTTTTTAACGATCAACATCTCAGCAGCCGATAAAGTTAGTGAAGCCTGAATATAATAAGTTTGATCAGGATCACTGATTACGAAAAATTTAATATCCGTAGCACTTGTTCCACCGGGCCAATACCGGGAGAATTTCTGCTCACCATTTTCAACATATTGACAACCCATAAATACTCCAGAAGGTTTCAACGTAGCAGCAATATACGGAGATATTGTTGCAAAGTTTGCACCGGGAAGTACTACTGGATCACCAGTAAAAATACTATTAGTTGGTGTACCAGCTAGGCCAGTAGATGACCAAGCAATGATATCAGTTACAGCTTCATTGTTGTAACCACCACCAATTTTACGAGCAGGAGTAAAGCCACGAAATGCTTTAGTAGTAGACATGTGTTTCTCCTATTGTTATTAGAAAGACTAGTCTTGAAAAGACGGTTGTCTTCCTGTGGTTCTTACTGATTTACTTGTATTAGAGATAGGCATACGAGAGTCAGAGTTTTTCATGAGTTGTGCATTCACCGCATCCATCATTGTATTTGCTTTGTTTTCATAATGCTTTCTCCTAGCCGTCACACGGTTACTTGGTATTTTAGCAAGTGCTAAGTCTCCACGACAGACTGTACCAGTATAACGACCATCTTCCTTCACGAAGGATGTAATAGCTAACTCAGGAACTTCATCAGGAGTAACAAAAACCCATCCCTGCTGTTGTCTCTTACCAACATTAGTGATGTCATCTTGACCTTTTACAGATATGCGTAACCAACGTAATGACATTCCATTACTGTCGAATCGTGCTTCTACCTCTGGAGGTATAGCGAGGGCATCTGGCTCCTCAAAGATAAATTCTTCTTCTCTTGTATTAGCTTCTCGTTGTGTATTACTACGTGCTTCATTTCGTGTTGTCATTCTTTATCTCCCACGCTACAGTATGTTTGTATAGCCATCTGAGTCATCAACTTTCAATTTCTCAGCAGCATATTTTTCAAGTGGTATATTCCATTTCTGGGCTAGTGCAACATCTTCTTTAGATAGTTTCACTTTCCTAGAACTAGATGAGGAAGAGCGTGATCCCCCAGATACTACTTGAGCAGGTTGTGACGTATTTTCCTGCACACGTTCTTGACTATTTCCCAACTTTTGAGGAAAAGCCTGTTTAAGCCTGTTATCAATTTCTTGGTAAAAGTCTTGATCCTGTGGATCATATCCTTCTCCTTTTAATTCTGCATCAATCGCAAGTGCAGCAGCAGTCATAACATTGTCTTTACCAAACCAATCATTCTTAGAAGCCCAATCTTCAGCCCTAGGATCATTAGCAGGTTGCTGCCTAACTTGTTGTTGAGGTTGAGGTTGTGCTTGTTGTGGCACATCTTCAATCTCTGGATAATTACTTTTAGCAGCGGTTACATTTTTAAGATCTATCTGAGCATCATTAAGCATTTCTTGTGCTTTTAATACTCGATCTTTATCACCTTCTTCAAAGGCTTCTGTATAAACTGCTCTTGCTAATTCTATCTTATCAGTTAATTGCTTTTCAGAAACATCTAAACTAGATTTACCTAGTGTATTTACTTCTTTATCTTTTGTTCTGAGGTTCATACTTAGTTCCTCATTTTTTTGAATGAGGGCTTGTATATGCTCATCTTTTTCTTTACGTTGACGAATAAGTTGCCGTATTCTTTTTTCTGCTCCTTTGGTTTCTATACCTTCTAGCTCTGGAACTTTCTCTTCTTCTTTAGACTCAACAACTTTTTCTTCTTCTTGAGTTTCTATTTGAGGTTTCTCTTCTTCTTGAGGCTCTTCAAACTCTATCTCAATTTGTTCTTCTTGCCCTGCATTCGCAACATTTACGTTGCTCCACTCTTCTTTTTCCATTTTATATTCCTTACGTTGTTCACGAAACAAACGAATTACGTGACTCTTTTATTAATATTATAACATACAATATGTGATTTCACAAATTATACAGACCCTTTTGTTAAATTAAATGTAGGATCAAGGTCTTTAGGATCTTGAAC